GTAACGGGAAATGGATCAGGCATCATTGCGTTCTTTAACGGGCTTTTGTCTTTAACCACGTTAGTAACGCCATTATTAAAATGTGTTGTCATGTCAGTCTCCTTTTAAAATATGACCAGTAAACAATCCTTATGACTATTTACCAACAATAACATTAAAATAATTTATAAAACAAAAAAGGCGCTCTTACAAGCGCCTTCTTTGATCTGGGAGGATCCAGTAATTTTTATGAACCTTGAGATCCGTAAACACAACGAGGATCAGAGTAACCAAAGCTGTATCTCTCTCTAGCTTTGTATCTCATATTTCCTGTGTCAAAATCGCCTTCCATGCCAGTAGCAAGGGCAGCTCTTGTAAAGTGTTTGAATCCATTAGGACAATCTGTTTTTACGAACCATGCATCTGTATCAGACAGATAATGGTTAACTGTATAACCACCTGGTAGCATGCCCATATTTTTCAGAGCGTTAATATCGTTGTCAGCAGTACCAACTCTAAGAGTAGAGTTTAAAACTCTATCAGCTACGAATTGAATGTTTACTGGGATAATTAATTTTCTTCCCTGCATTGCAATTTTTAGCCCTCTTTCGTCGATAAAACCAGCAATATCAATCATTGCTTGTTCTAATGAGGTTTCGTTGATGTCAGCATCAGTAGCACTTCTGTTTGAGAAGTTACCACCTAGTGCTGTTGGGTGAGCAGTGTTTACTAATGTAACACCATCACCACCAGTTGTAGAGAACGCTGTGTTCAATACATCTGCACCTTTTACTTGTTTAGTGTAAGCCATTGAACGTGCCAATGCCTTTGTGTAACGAGCCGATAAAGTATCGTACAAGTTGTCTTCGACTGCTTCTTCTGTTAAAGCAAATGCTAGTGCAATTGTTTCATGCACATATCTAGCAGTGAAAGATTCAGAAGCGGTATCAAAACCTACTGCTGCACCTTCCGCTTTTACAGAAGCTTCGCCAAATCCAACCAACATAACTTCTTCTTCAAATGCTCTATCACTAGATTCATTATCGAAGATCTCTGCTGCTTCGTTCTCGTAACGTGCGTATTCTAGTCCAAACAGGGCGTTTAGACCAGGTTCTAGCTCTTTCGCCAGTTGACTTCTACTTATAGCCATTTTCTAGTCTCCTATTAGTTAATTCCTGTTGTTGAATTCAAGAAATGTACGTTAAGCTTAACTATCGCTAATCGACCAGCAGCGGTTGCGTCATCATTGCTGGGAGAATCTTCGAAACCGAGAATTCTCAAGTTAAGGGAAGCTGTAGTATTTGCTGTACTTACTGCTAATTCGCCTGCAGAATAACCGGAAGTTGTACTTCCTGTTACACTTGTAGCAAAATTTGCATTAGCAAAAACTAAGCCATCGGCTGCCGCTGCATCACAGTTAATTACAAATAATGCATTAGGGTCATCGATTACATAACCAGTTACCGCTGTACTTGCTTTTACAGAAGCAGTACCTGGATAGTAAGGTGACCATGTTGGCGTACCGTTAAGTGCTGTATATTTACAGCCCATAAAAACACCGAGATATGGTACTGTGCCACCCGCTGCTGCTGCGGCATAACTAATTAATCCATTGGCTAAAGGTATTACCCCTTGACCTGTAAAAATTTCATTAGCGACACCTGCTGTATCAGCAGTTTGAATAGCATAAGCATTCATACCCTGGTTATTATATGAAGAGCCTTCTCTTACGAAAGGTCGTAATCCGAAAGCAGCATCTATATTTGCCATAATATGTCTCCTTTAGACTCTGGTAGAAGACATAGGCCTTACTTATTTAAGACTTTTTGTTTCCACCAAATTCAACCCTACTACGTTTCTCTTTCGAGATCGGCATAGAAGGGTGCTCGTCTTTCATCAGATCATTATCAATGGATTCTTGTTGTCCTTTAGTTAGCTCTTGAAAATAAGTGTCTCTATCTTCCTTAACTTCTATGGGACAGCGCATCAATAATAAACCTCCAACTCCAATAACACCTTTGTATTTCCCATCATTAATAGATGGAAGATCCATTCTGTCAGGATACTCATCTTTTCTTACAAATTCGTATCCCGATCGTAAGCGACCCATGATGTTTTTTTCATCTTGTTCGCCACGGAATTCAGCACGAACCCAACGATGGTGAAAACCTTCGGGTGGTTCGGGTGCATCTAAGTTCGAAGGAGGAACCCATCCTCTCTTACGAGCTTCTTTTTCACGGGTTTCAATTTTGCGTGGGGATTTATTTATTTTCTTCTCAGTCATATATTACGCCTCCTTCACGTGTTTTGCGTATTCTTCTAATGGCACATTGAGTCTTTTCGCTATTGCTATTTGTGAAGGTGTGAGCTTCACTACTCGGCGTCCAGATTTAGTTTTTCGTACGGCCGACGCTACAGTCTGAACGGGCTGTTTCGTTTCGGTTTTCTTCTCCTCAGTAGGTTTAGTATCACCAAACTTATGAGGAAACTCTTGTCTCATTCGAGAATTAACTTCATTATAGTACTCATTTGACGTGGGGTCAAATCCTTCTTCACTTACAAGTTGATTATGTAACTCCAGAGCTGCCCCTGTCATCATACGATCAGTCCCAAACCACTCATTTTGAGATGCCCATTCCTCTGCTCGAGGATCAAAAGTAGGTTGTTCATTATAGTTTTGTGGTACTGGTTGTTGTCCTTGTTGAGCAACTTGAGAAGCATAATTTGCTTCATCATTTTTTTGAGCTTGTTTCATAGATGCTAATCTTGTTGCATCCGCTTTCGCTTGCGCCAATTGTTCTTGTGCGCTTACTTGACCTTCTGTATCATTATCTTCAATTGCTTTTTTAAGTCTAGCTTTAGCTGCTTCTGCAGCATTTACTACTCTACCTTCATACTCTGATACATAACCTTTTCCAACATTAGTATATCTCTTTTTTAAATCTTCATTTTCTTCTTGAACATCTTTATAAAGCCGTTCCATTTCTCGCATACGACCAACAAGATTGTTAATTCGTTTCTTAACATTTTTGCTATAGTCACCAAGATCATCAGTTTTATAAGGATCACTCTCTTCTGGTTCTTGAGATTTATCTTCTACAACTTTTTCTTTAGTCTCTACTTCCTTTTCTGTAGTTTCGGGAACAGATTCTTCTATAATTTCTTTTACATTGCTTTCTGCTACTTCCACTTCTTCTTTGGGATCTTCATCTTTCAAAGTTACTTCCACCGGATTTCCAGTTACATCTAAAGGAACCATTTTTTCTTCAGCCATAATTTTCTCCTAAAATAAACTTGCTGGCAATATGTCTCTTGGATGATCAATGACTGCCAGTATTTCATCATCGTTCACTATTCTAAGCTCCCCTCCCTCAATGCGAATTCTTGAACCCGCATATTTGGTAATGAGAACCCAATCAGTACTCTTGCACCAAGGACCATTGGGAAATCTTTCTTTATCTTTATAAGCATCAGGGCCTACTTTTAAAACACGACAAACATTTGTAGTAATTTGTGCTTCTGCCACAGTTTCATCTGTAAGATGTAAACCAGCTTTAGTTTTTTTCTCTAATAATAAAGGAAATAAAATAATTCTAAACCCTGTGGGCTCTGGAACTTTTCCTATTTCTTTTTTAGTTTTGTAGGGTTTTTCGTTAATATCTATGATATTATTTTCTCTGGTTATAATCTTCGATTTCGTCTTCATATTGCTCCTGTTTTTTTAGCAGGTCCGTGAGTTCCTGTAACGTTTCTCTATTTGCATGTATCTTCCCTAAAAGAAATTTATATTCTTCCAGTGATTTTACATCGCCTGTTATAACTTGAATAAGTTGATCTTGTCTAGTGTTTATTATTTTTTTTAAGTAATCAACGATTGTTATTATATCTGCCATTATGTTAAACTAGCCATCTCCGCACTCATCGCTTGTGCTCTGTTGGGGGTTTGTTTTGCCCAACGACTATCGAGCATTTCGCTCGCCGCCATAGAATACTCAAGTGCGGATAAATGTTTCCACATATTACGGAACTTCGAGACCCCAGTTTTCCCAAGCTGAAATACCATTTCTATAATTAGTTCCTCTGCTATTTCATCAATGTCGTTACAACCATTTTCTGACATTAACTCTTTAGCACCTTTGATTGCTGATTGTAGATCGTGTTCTAATATGGTCATCAAAAATTTTTCTTCATACTCTTTGTCGTCTTCCCAAAAATCTTCAACGCATAAATGCCCGACGCCCACGGTTCTTTTGCCCAGGGTATCTAGGTATACTTTGTTTCTGTAGCCCTCGTGTTTTTTTACGGAAGCTAGTAATCTATCCATGTTCATGTATATATCCTTGTCTTTGGTCTTTTATGTTTTAACATTCTTCCAAATCCTCTTGGTTTTACTATAATAAATCCACCATCCTTCTTCTTTACAAGGGGACCTGTTCCTACATTACGTTTACTTTTCATTGCACCCCCTGTAAGTGCTTGCCCTTTCAATCCTAATCCTGTAGGATCACCTTTGGGTTTAGATGCAATCTCTGGTTTCATTCCAGCGGCATTTGCTTTTATTTGTGTAACAGCTAAACCTCCATCTTTATAATCTTTAGCCCATCGTTTAGCTATTTTTGGTTCGTTAGCAAATAAGTATTTTCTTTGTTTTTCTGATTTAAAAGGCATTATTTTTTCTTTTTAGGAAAACCTTTTTTCATATTAGCATAAGCTTTTTTACTGATAGTAGATTTTTTCTTTGATCTACTTGTCCCTGCTTTTTTTCTTTTATTAATATTATAATATAAACCTTTTTTAGCCATTATTTTTTCTTAATTAATCCCATAGCACCTTTTCCTGCCTTGATGCCGAAGCTAGCTGAGCAGGCGATGTATAAGAGGTGTTTATAATAGTCAGGAAGCGACTGCAAGGCTACAAACCCAGCATGAATATGTTCTGTCATTCCTGGAAAAAATACGAGTGTCGCTGGAGCCAAAAGACAAATTAAAATTAGTTCGTCTTTCCACGATCCTTTC